ACGTTCATTTCAATCCACCAACTTCAAGTTTATTTTGTATAAATCTAATTTGTTCTTTAGTTAGAAGTGGGAGAACTTGTTTTGCCTTTTCATTACTATAACCATAGTATGACTTGATAGACTCAAGGTTCTTCAACTCTTCTTTCCTAATCCAAGGAGCAAACCTTTTCTTAGATCTGAGAGTATTTAGATAAAAATCATATTGCAACTGCTTGTCTAGGTCTATATGCATGTTCATTTCGTTCACAAACATGACACAATCAAGGTGACCAGACAAACATCTGTTGATAATATATGGAGGATAACTCTTGATGCAATCAGGATCTTCCTTCATCAAATTTTTCTTTGTACTGTTGATAGAATTCAACCAATCCTTCAAGTCCATGTAAATCCTCTCTTTTTTTCTCTGTTTTTCAATGGTTTACCAACAGTTTTTGCAAATTCGGTGCTACCATCTATGAACATTTTATCATCTTTTTCGGGAAAATAATCAATCTTGTTACCCTCACGATACAAATCCAATGTTACACAGTGCAGACCTCCATCATGAAAATGCCTATGTCTAAATGGAACTACTATAGGTTCTACGTTATGTTTTTTAAAAAATTGTTCTGCTTCTGGAATAAGATTTGAAACACATATATGATTTCTATCTAACATCAAAGCATTGACATCAAAAATAGTTTCCATGGTAAATCCTGTCAGTTCTGAAAGGTATGTGTTAGTAAAATCTACAAACTCTTCATTAATTTCACCATCCACATACCACCTGCCTCCTATTTTACCTTTCCACTTGTGAATGCCATGAGTAAATTTGCCTGACTTAGCATGACCAGGTAGGTGAAGTATATCCCAATTAGGAAAAGTTCTTTCATACAATTCTAAATGAGGTCTTACAGTCATCATTGCACCTGGTACTATTGGAGCAAAACAACCATCAGTGTGCCCACCCTCATTGACAATATTATATCTAAGATCAAAAGGTAATCTGTTCAATTCAAACAAAGCACTCTCAACAATCATATCCTTACCAATCAATGTCATGCATGGTGCTTTCAGTAGATGAACCATTGATTCTCTTGAATATTTCTTGAAATATTCTATCTCCATTTGAGTGATAGGATCTAACCTCGATATATCTGCGTTGTAGATGTCATCACATTTCAATGCAGGCCATGAATTTGTTCTTCTTACTCTATAATATTTTTCATGAAGTTTCTCTTTCTCCTCATCACTCAAACTATCTAAATTGAAATCTAATACGATTTGATCATCTTTGTTATACTCATCCAAACATTCAAAAATTGCTAAGTGATCACCGTGAGTGATGTACAACTTGTCATCAACCACTAGAGAACAATCCCTTACCTGTAATGGTGGTCTAGGTACAGTTCTTACTCTGCCAAAGGGATTGATATAATTTACTTTACCATCACTAATATATCGTTCTATTCTATCGTCAGGATTTAGTTTTGGTCTTATGACATCACACCCAAATTCTTTGAGAACACTCTCAAAGTTTTCTAAATCTTCATTCGTTTCCTCCGCTATCCTACAAAGATTGCTCCTTATAGTATCATTCTTTATTGTAGAAAAAAAACTTACATCATAAAAAGTCCCAAGCATCACAGTCTTGAGTGTATCCCATGGTGCATGATACTTATATCTACCTTTCAAAAATTCTCTCCTTCATCTCAGGTGTCCATTTATCATAATAACTTGTTTTGTGCAACTCTGCTCTCTTTTCTAACAAATCTTTTCTATCTTGAACAATGATAGCGGTTACACCACTGTTGACCACTTCACCACCAACCTCTTCAATGATGTCTGGGTGCTCATCATAAAAAATAAA